GCAGTAGAAGAAGCATCATCATCCTCATCCTCAAATGGTTGCTCCAAGTCCTCCTGACCAAGCAGACCATTGACATCGCCACCAGGGATAGGGAAATTGACCTCCTGGCATCCAGCGATAGGTTGCCCCTCAATCAACTCACCAGCAGGGGCAACCTCAACCGCAGGAACAGCAGGGGCAACCTCAACCTCTACCTCCTGGTCAGAACCCTCAGAACCCTCAGCATCCTCCAAGTCCAACTGAACCTGCCCCTTCTTGTCAAGAAGGTTCAGTTCAGAGAATGCCTTAGTGAAGGTCTCCTCGTCCATCTTCCAAGGGATGGTGTTGCCTGCCTTGCGGTCATTGGGGCAGACACCACACTCACCCCACTTCTCAGGGCGGGCAGTATCGTAGAAACCCATACACCACTGATTGTCAGGGGCAACAGCAATCTTCTTGGAGTGAGCGAGGCAGAAACCATCCTCAGTCTTGCCCTTGGCGTGGCACTGGTTGCCGAGACCATTGCCCCACACACGGCACCGACACCCTCCCTCGCGGAATGGTTCCAACTTGCCTGCCCCTTGGAGGCGACGCTGTGCCTTGGCATTTGCCCCTGCGTTGGAGACATACTTGGGAACCGCCTTGGGTTTCTTGTGTGCCTTGGTCTTGGTCTTCTTGGCGAGTTGAGCGAGTGCCTCATCACGCTCCTTGGTCATCTGAGCGAGGCGTTCGTCCAACTCCAAGACTTGGTTGTTCGCCTCATCACGCTCCACGATGAGGGCGTTGATGGTGGCGATGCCCTTGCTCACAAGAGCAGTGGCGTTCTGCTTGTCTTGCTTATAGACCTGGAAGTCTATGGCGAGACCTCCGCTCGGCAACATCAGCGAGTGGATGTTGGGCGTCGTGCAGCGGGTGCGGTCGCACAGCATCAGAGGGGCAGTGGTGGTCATCATACTCAGCGGTTCTCCCGAATTAACTGGCGAAGAGTTGTTGAGTAGGTGGTTGCGTTTTTTTGCTTTTGAGAGTTTTAGAGTAGCGGAGTGTTGTGTGGTTGTGTAGTTATTGCATATGCACGCAAATTAGCGGGCATTCGTGCAAATCGCACGATGCCCGCTGGTTGCGTGTGTGGTGTGGAGTTGAGACAATCTATTTATACTCTGTAATTTTATTGGAGACTACACTATCTATCTATACAAGCAGGCAGGGGCAATTATTTCGCGACCATTCCAGAGAGCATCCTTGCCATAAAGGCAGGAATGATTGCCCATCCGTTGTCGTTGTCATCCTCAATCCTACCCATTTTCAGGAGGCAATGGACATTGGCATACCAGCACGCCTTCGCCATCCCAATGTCCATCCCAATCCTCTCTTCCAGAAGACCACTGCCAACCTCGCCGAACCACTTGCCCCCTGCGTTAGGGGGAGTTTCCTTGGTCAGTTGTTCCAGATGACCTTTCAGTTCATCCAGTTCGCCAATCATATCGTCGCCCACTTGTTTCAGTGTCTTGCCCTCACGGAGGGCACCCACCAGTCCAAGGTCAAGAGACTTCTTCACATCCTGCCACTGGGCAGTCGTGAAGACGCTGGCATCGGGGAAACTCCATCCCGCGTAGAACGCCTGAACCATATACTCGGTTCCTGCTCCGTTGATGCCGTCCAGAGTTGCCCCTCCGTCGGGGGGGTCGCACTGGGAGATACAGGCAGAATACTTGGAGAAGTCCATAGTGTGTGTGAAGTAGTGAGAGGGGTTGTGTTTTTTTGCTTTTGTAGATTTTTCAGTCAATGGGTTGTGTGGTTGTGTAGTTATTGCATATGCACGCAAATTAGCGGGCATTCGTGCAAATCGCACTATGCCCGCTGGTTGCGTGTGGATGCCTGGGGATGGATAATCTATTTATACACTGATAATTTTATTGGAGGCAGGGAACAGCAGGGGCAATTAGCGAGGGCGGGGATGCATTGGGCAGGAGCGGTTGCTTCTGTTATGACCTAACTGATGACAGCGAGAGCACCTCGGCGGAGCACGGGGACGAGCGGGAGGGGCAACCATCGCCTGAGCAGGGGCAGGATTTTGTGCTACTTGTGCCCGAGATAGAACAGAGAATGTCCTACGACCTTCCCATAGGATAGGGAAGTTGTGTCGGATTAGAGCATTCCTTGACCTTGCGTTCATACCACCATCCACGCATTGGTAGAACATCCGAGAGGCAAGAACCCTCGCCTCGTTGTAGGTGAGACCCGCACCAAGAAGCGGAGCACCAGCAGGGGCAACTGCTCTCGCCCTATCGGCAACCACAGGGTCTTGGGTTCCGTCATTCCACTGAAACATAGGGGCACGGCACTCGGCACACTTTTTATTTTGGGAGCGGGCATCGGACATCATCCTGTCGTAGCAGGTCTGACACAAGCAATGGGAATGCTCGCAGACCACCACATTAGGGACAGCATCGTAGCAGATGGGGCAAGGGTCGGACATTATGAAGGGTTGTGTTTTTTTGCTTTTGTATTTTTCTTATCTTCTATGAGTGGTGTGGTAGTTATTGCATATGCACGCAAATTAGCGGGCATTCGTGCAAATCGCACAATGCCCGCCAGTTGCTTCTAATCTATTAAGGCAAGGAGAAATCTAAAAATAGAATGATAATTTTATTGAGGAACTACATACTTAACGATAGAAGAAGGTGTTTTCACAGAAGGTCATACACTGAGTATCCGAGTGCTTATTGCCAAGATGGGCAGTAGCACTAATCCTGCCCGCTGTTTGCATAGGGACATAGTCGTAATGCTTATCCTCCCTGCCCGAGTGAGCAAGGAAAGAGACTGGTTTTCGTCCCTTGTAAATGAAACCCTTGGCAAACTCATACCACTTCTCCTTCCACTCGGGGTCATCTGTGTCTCCGTAGAACTTCTCACATTCTCCAACATCATAGAACCACCGACGATTTACCCACTGCTCTGTGTCGCCAGTGCAGTTGTCCCGAGTGCTCAGGGAAACCTCAATCCATTGACCGAGGGTTGGCAGACAGCGATGCTTCGCCGAATACCAATTGTGAGGATTGGCAGAGCGGGAGAATGGATGGGTATTCGCATACTTCACTGCCTGATTGCGTCCCTTGTGCCACACAGCAACCCACCACAGAGGAACCCATACTATCTTACAATCGCTACAACCATAGGAGATAATCTTGTAGGAAACATAATCGCAAGGGGCAGTGGCACGAGTGGAAATGGTAGGGGCAAGTGGAGAATGTGTGTGTGGAAGTGTGATGCGAGGCGTCAGGCGATGACCGACCCAATCCTCAAAGTCGTGTCCGCCCCTCATCCAGGAGCAGATAGACTTGGTGATTTTATCAAAACCAGCAGGAGACATCAACTGGTTCATCAGGATTTTCTTGCCAATCATATCACCGACATCTTGTGGGAGGAAAGAGAGTGCTTGGATGGTTGTGCAAGTTGGTTTAGGGGCAAGTCCGTGGTAAGAGAAAGGCGGTCGCTTGTCGGGTTGATGGTCGTATCCGCCATCAGAGAAGAAGGATGCTTTCTTGTTCAGGCGGAACTTGGAGAACTTGTGGGTCTTGCCGAGTTTCTTGGGTTTCCGAGACTTGGGAACCTCGCGAGGGGCAGTGATGGATGAGGGAACCCAGTTGCTCTCCTGCTCGGAGATACATACTGCCCCTTGCCAGTTGCGATATGCCCCTCGGTTGCGTCGGTTGCTCTCCTCCATCGTCTTCCAGGACAGCATAGTGTATGAGGAGCGAAAGGTTGTGTTTTTTTGCTTTTGTATTTTATCAGTCGTCAAGCGTGTGGTGTGGATAGTTATTGCATATGCACCTGGATTAGCGGGCATTTGTGCAAATCCAACCAAGTCCAGGAAGAAGAAAAATTATCTATTAATACATATAATGGAAGCGAAGTTCTCTAACATCTATGCGAAGAATATTTGGGGAGGTTCAGGTTCAGGGTCTAAATTGTCTCACGATAATATAAACTATCTAAATAAAATTACCGACATCATTGAGAAATATGAGATAGGGTCAATCCTTGATGTGGGTTGTGGAGACTGGGAGATTATGAAAGAATTAGAATTAAATAAAATACATTATGTTGGGATAGATATTGTTAAGTCTGTCATTGAGAATAATATAAATAAATATGGTCAGAGTTTCAGACATTATAATGTCGCTGATGGAATTAATGAGAATTATGACCTCATCATTATTAAGGATGTCTTACAACATTTAGAAGATGATGTAATCACTAAAATTATGAATAATTTATTAGAAAAAGGTAAATATGTTTTTTGTATTAATGGATATAAGTTCGGTAGGTCGCCTGAGAAGAATGATTGGACAACAAGAGATATTAATAACCGCTACTCATATCATCCAGTTAGTTCAGTGAAAGAACCTCTCATCCAACATAAAGATTTTATTAAAGAAAGATATTTCAGAAGATGTAAGGAATATGTTTTATATACTAAAATAAAATCTGAGGAATACTAAATGGAACCTCTTGACCTAAATAATGTTGTGGAAATAAAATCAATTCTTAACAAGTGTTCTGAAAATGAACAATCCATCTTACAATATATTATTGGTTTAGCGAATATGAGAATTAATAATAAAGGATTAGACCAACCTTGCCCAATAGAAATAGAGAGCAATATAGAACCTATTTTGAGCGACCATTCTTCTGATGAAGACTATATCGTTCTATCTGATAGCGATTAATCTGTCCAGGGTGTCCAGGGCATATTTACTAAAATATTATATTTTATTTTATTTATTTTTAGTTATAGATATCAGGGATTTTCCGCTGGTTTGTCTGGACGCTCATTTGGTTCTGATGGAGCAGTCATTGATGATGGGTTAGATGATGCTGTCGCTTCTGATGATGTATTTGTTTGTGTGCTCTCATAGGTTAATGTTCTTGCGAGACCTGGTTGCGTTCTATCAACTTCACGATACCAAGCGGGCACTTCTTGCGATTGATGAGTAGGGGCATCTCCTGCTCTTACGAAGTTCTGATATAATCTTGCTCTTGCTCTTTCCTGATGTCCTCTGTATTCTTCTAATTTTCTTGTTCCTGCCCGAGTAATAAATCTTCTTGGTTCTAATGGGTCGGGAGCACCGACATATCTTGCTTGCCCAACTTCTCTCTCAGGATTAACTCTTGCTCTAATACGAGTTCCAATATTCGTAGGAGTTGGTGGTGCTTCTTGTGTCTGCGGTTGTTCTGCCATAGGGGCAAATTGTCCGAAATCATATTGAGCGAATGTTCCAATATTCTCATCAGGTGTTCCACCTGTTGTCTCATAATGTTGCTGAACATTCTGTTGATTTATTAATTCTTGTTCTTTTGCTGTATTAATAATACCTTGTGAGAAATATGAACCTAATTGCTGTTCTGTGAGTTCCTGAGGTTGTAGCATCTGAGGAATTAACTGACCATCTTGCATCAGAGAAGATACGAGATTTAAATTATTATTATTTTGTTTTTCTATTAAATACAAGACTGCCGAGTTCTTATCAACTCTTGCCAATGTCATATCGGGGTCGTGTATTGATGTTTTTATTTCTGAGATTACTACATCATCAGTAATAGTGAATGAACCCATTTGACTTGTCTGAAAGTAATAATCACCGAAACCATTTTCTTTATTAACTACTCCTATGATAGGTAAGGTCTGTCCTCCATCTGTGGAATTACCACCTCCTATATATTTAGTATCACCAATGATATTACTTCTTATTAAATAATAAGGTTTTAACATCTTAGTTGGTTGCGAAGAAGCGACGAGCGGAACACTTGTTGTAGAAATTGAGATTGCTGGATTATTAATAACATAATCGCTCTGCTCACCAGCAATAGGTTGTTTCTTAGCATTCTGAGTTAATAACCCTCCGTGCCACACATTACCATATGATATTCCTTGTTGATTAAACATTGATGAACCAAAAATATTCTCACGATAAACTGAAACATCGGATGTCTTAACTAAGGCATTGGTTAATTGGAAAGGAGTTCTTCCTTGATTACCTGGATTAATACGACTATTAAATGATACTCGGTCTTTTATATTTAGTGGTTCATCTTCATAATTAAAATTAAATTGGTCAAATGAGAAACCTAACAGACCCCATAATGATTTCTGCCAATGAGGTTTATTCTCTATTGTTCCTCCAAAATTATGAAATGTTATTCCTGAATGAGCATCAAATATGGCATTCCACTGAGTAATATTCCAATTACTTGTTGCTATCTCAATAGGATTATCATTATTATCAAGTGAAGTCGTTGAGACATCTGTATTATATGGCACCATCTCAGGACAAAAACTTGCCCCTCCTAACCTTTTATTTATTTTATAAACTTGGTCAGATGCTCCCTCTAATTTAGGGTCAGTCGCATCAGAACCAGCATTAAAATTGTTTCCAATAAACTCAGGAGTGTGTAATCCTTGCCAATTAAATCTCTTACTACCTTCACTATCATAATTTAGTGAGATAGCATTGGCACCGAGATATGTATGAAGAGCGTGTTGATAACTATATTCTAATTTAGTCTGCGTCTTCTCAGGCAACCAACAGACAGGAGGCAACTGAATACCTGGTTGATTACAATAATAAAATTGTGTATTATCATTAAATCCTGTTGATGGTTTCGGATTTTCATAAGTTGTTTTTAAATCAGGTTGAGTTCCTGTCAGATATCCTGAGTAAGGCATTATCACATTCGTCCCGTATGCATTAAAATGCCTATCAACTCCAATATAATTAGTATGGTCTAATGTCTGATTTAATAAAGTATTCTCTTGATTACAACCTCTGAATACAAAGTCAGGAATACCACCGATACGAGTTGTAGTGAAAGCAATAAAATCTCCTGCTTTCGTTGGAACACCAACTCCCTCTTTCGCTGGATTATATTTCTTCATACAACCAAAGCAGAGGTTCATATCATCACAACTCATACTCTCACCACCTCCATCAATATCCTGTCTTGTTGGGTCAAAATGAAACCAAAGAGGAGAAGAAGATAAATCATAATAAGGTAATGAACCTGACCTATTCACTCTGTCGGAAACATCAGGATATGCATTAGGGGCAGATGGCATATTAACTGGGTCTCGCCCAGCGACTGACTGAACTACTTGTTTAAATCCTGTCGGTGTCTCGCCTTCTGTGGAAGGTATCACCGCATCATAATCACTATTATGAGCAAATAAATAATTATCACAACCTAATCGTCTGCTATCGTGCTTAAACTTATTATTACTATCTAACCAATGATTAGCATTATACTTCGCTATATCTATATGAAGAAAACGAGCAAGTGTCTGACCAGTCTTAGAATTACCCATCTGGAACTTATCTAATCTTACATCATCATCAGTATTATAACTACCTCTTAACTTAATAGCAGAATAAGGATAATCAAATAATTCAGGATATTCGCCCTGAGACTTAATAAAATCTATTAGTAAATGCCTTTTAGACCAAGGAATTGTTGTTATTATTTCAGCAGTGTGATGCATATTACCAGTCGTATTAATAGCAGGAGCATCAGGATGAAGTGTGAAGTCATCAACCTCACCCCAAGTCTCGCCAGGGGCAGTTCCAACACCAAGAGCATCCCGACAGAACTTTCTACCAGTTATCCATAGATTAGGTCGTTTCACACCAATATAATGATATCCCATCATATATCTGATAACCTCAGGTCTTACCTCAGGATAATTAGCAGTGGTTCCATCAGATGAAGAAACGAAATATTTATTACAATTAGTAGAATTAAAACAACGATGATTAGTAGAAAAGAATGATTTAAATAATTCACCATCTTTCTTTATCCCAACACACTGATGAGCAGTGCTATCAGCAGGAGGTTCTATTACCCCTGCTGCACCTGTCTTAACTCTCGTAGGGTCTCCTGGTTCATTAGCATATCCAGGGGTATCGCTCTTCTCGCCTACTCTACTAAATATTTCTAATAATTCAGTAGTTTTATTTAATTTTCTACTGACCTCTTCCGCTACATCCTCAGGTGCTTTAAATCCACTCTCAACAGAGATGTTTTTTATTTCGTAATAAGGCAACCAGTCTGATGTGCAAGCAGGGTCTCTGACATTAAAATATCTTATAGTTTTATTACCAGGAACAACTTTCACCTCGTGCCCATCTCCTCGGTCAGTATCTACATATGATAAGAAATCATTAGTAGATGAACCTGTTAATTTATCAGGTTTCACACATTCTGCTAACTGAGCAGGTGAGAGGAACTCATTAAGGATTTTTGGAGTTGTGAAATAAGTTCTTTCTTTTTTAAAAATCATATATCGTGAATTATCATTTTTATATCTAAATCTCTGAGTTGTTCCAAGACTATTGAGATTTCTTTTTGACTGACCAATAGCAGGATGCTGTCCATCATCTGCTGACCCTAAGTTCTCGCATTTTATTCTTCTACTTTTCTCTTGGAAGAACCAGTCATCAGGAACCTGAGACTGAACCCTCACATCTGCCTGAGGTAATCCATTATATCCGCAATCGTGCACCCCTATCTTCTCTAATCCCTGAAACTCGGTTGCTGGGCACTGAGACCATTGGATGCCGTGATATGCCCAAGGTAAAGTATCTTCATCAGTCTGAAATCCTCTTGATGTTCTTGCTGTTGCCCCTACTGCGTTTGCACCATCTTTATCTTTATTCGCTTTCGCTCCATATTCACGACTATTACCAATATCAAATCTACGAGGAAGATGAAAATAGTTTTCACCATTCGTTGTTTTATAATAAGAACACTGAACATTCATTTCATTATCTTTCATAACAAAACTTTTAGGAACATTGCTACAATCTGATTGATGGTTTCCATATGGTTGGAGAAGTTGCTTCTTACTCATTCCAACTAATTCTCCTCTTTCGTGGGCAATATTACTTGCGACAGGTGCTCCCGTAGGAGTGAATGGAAAGTTAGTATTATCACTAAATAAATCATCAAGAGGGGCAGGTTGTGCTAATGTCTGTGATGTTTCTTCTAATGCATATGTTATTGTATCTCCTTTGCTATTTTTTATTAATTCTCCCTTAAACTCAATTGTTCCATCTGTATTACCGATTTCATTAATCATCGCTGAATGTAATGAAACCTTATCGCCTCTATTTAATTTTAAACCTTGTCCTTGTTTATTAGTGAATTGTGCTGGATTTGCATTGTGTCCCGCATCTGCCTCAACAGAGTTGTTCCTATTACAATCTAAGATAAATGTATCAGTGTAGGGGGCAGACTGACCAGGGGTATTACTCATTATATTACTATATAATAAATAAATAAAAAAAATCTATAAAACTTAGTTATTGGGTTGGACACCCTGGACAGAGAGTTAGGCGAAGTAGCACTCGGTATATCCATTCTGAATAGTTGCGGTTCTTAATACTTCTAAGAAGACACGATGCGTATAATCCTTGGTATTATCAGGTAAATCCTCAAACTTGTAATATAATTCTATACCTCTGCTATTAATACGCTCCTGAGATGTCAGTTTCGTAGAAAGATGGAAGAACTTACCAGCAAGATTTGTATTAATAGCATTATCCCAATACTTACGAACAGAGAGAGATTTACCTTCATTAGAATATTCCTCACGAGTAATGAATGGAACCATTCCCTCTGTCTGAACAACATTATGGAAATGGCGAGCAGGGTTCTTCACATCAATAGGATACTCAAAAGTATCATTATATTTTAGATTGATTGTGCATACACCATTCTTAGAATTGGCATTACCTGCCCCTGCTGAGTAATCTTTACTACAACCCTGAGAAACATAACCATTGAGTAATTTATCCTCAATTAAATCTTCATCTCCCATCATTGCGATAACCTTAGATACGATACGACCTGCCCCTCCAAGATTTCTTATCATCTGTGATTTAGCATCTGCCTGAGCAACTGATTGTTTAGATAAACGATAATCAATATAAGTAAAGTTTAATACTTGATTTGCCTGCTGATATTGGAGCATAAGTTCCTGAGGATAGAAGATATGGTCAGATATCATACGGAGACTATCTGTATCAATAGGATACGAAGAAGTAGTTGCTTCACCACCTTTTAGTGAAACTCTGTCAGATGCGAAAAAATTATCGCCAGCACCTGAGAATGTGAGTTCTAAGGCAACCTGTTCCTTTAACATATACAGGGGCAATTGGTTCTGTCTTAAAAAGGGGCAAAGTTCCGAAAGTGCAAGTTGGTAAGTTGAGATATCCCTATCATCTGCGACTTTAAGCAATTGCCAAGTGTTCGGATAATAGTTCGCAGTTGTATCAATAAAATTACCGACACCACCAGCATTATTGCCCCTGACATCTGCTTCACGCCCATTATCTAATACAATACCATTTGCAAGACCCATACTCTCACCGCCTCCTGTGGTAGATGCTCGGTCAGCATATGCAATCTGATGAGAAATAGAACGACCAGTGATCATCTGTTCTCGTTCTTTCTGATTTTCATTCGCAATGAACATAGAACGATAACTCATATAATGGTTAAAATCATCTACTTCACAAATCGTCTGATTACCTATTTTTAGAGCAACTCTCTTAATAAGAGCATATGCTCCAATACCAAGAGGAAGGAAAGCATCCAGAGGAGCATTCTTTAATCCAATCTCAACCTTAGAATTAGAATGAAGAAGACCTTTATTCTGAAATACGAAGCGACAGAATGTATCACTTTTAACGACTGGGTCTAAAATTGCCGTTTCTACCTCTTGCACTGTATTGACTGGAATAGACCCAATCTTCATTAAATCAGGAATACCACCCGCTCCGCCAGAGGGAGGGGCACTCATCGGTTGTCCATTTTCATTCGGGTTCGTAGAAGCACTCATTTTATACTATTATAAATATAAAATAAATTAACTAAAAAATAAAATTATAAAAAGACTAATCAAATGTTAGTATAGTTGTCTTCTTGACGACCTTTAATTGTTGTGTTTTATTATATTTTTCTTGTTCTTCTTTCGTTCTTCTTCCTCTCTTTTTAGAACCATCAGGATAGGGATATGAATGTTGATAACTTTTCTTTTTTTCGCAGGGTTCTTCGGTAGGCATTGTTATTATTAATATAATTTTATTTAACTCATAACCTGTAATCCTCCTTGACCATCAAATACAAGTGTATTCTTAGAATGAACAAATAAGAAGAAAGCGTGAGGATTATTGGTCGTGAGACCACATTGCATATTAATACCAAAATCCTGAGATGCAAATGAGACACCCTGATTGGAAATAGCATCATAATTTACTCCTACAATAAAACAATTGCCCCCTTCTGCTCGCTGGTCATCACGAATATTAATACCGCTATTTTTAGCACCTCCTGTTGGATTAGCGAAATCAGTTAAATGAGTATTAGTAGGAGATATCATAGTTCTTGACATCTTAGCGAACTTTCTGATAGCAGACATACCTTCACGAATAATCTGACTATCCAATACTCGCTGGTCTTTATGAGGGTCGCCAGTGTGGATAGTATCTATATTATATTCTAATGGGAACTTCTCGCCTCCACGAGTGAAGATAAGTTGTTCTATATTCGCTACTGACCCATCAATATTAGTAATAGGCATAGTCGCATTACCATTAAATCCTAAATTATTAATCTGTGATGCTGGAAGAATATTGGCGAAACAACTTAATACATTGCTTAATCCTAAATTAAAATTAATAATTGCGTTCGTAGAATTAATAGATGTGAAATACGAAGAAATACTATTATACTCAAATGTTCCAGCAGTTCCTGCTCCTGGGGTCGTAATCTCTGCCTCAGCACAAAGGAAACAATTACTTAATTCATAAAAAGCAGTTGGAAAAGCAGTCTGGGAACCATCTTCATCAAATAAAACATTCGCATCAGGGGCAAGGTGTATCTCAACCAAGAGACCACCAGTTGTATCAAGAGGGATTGCCGAAGTTCCGTTAAACAGACCACAAGGCAAATGCATACAGAAACTATTTTTAGTTGTATTCACACTCTCAATCTCTACTACACTATCTTTCATTAGTTTAGCATTGGGCATAGTCAGAGCACTCTGAGACTGATGACCAATATTATCTTCTAAATTAGCAGTGAAAGGCACGAAACTTGCCATCATACGAGAATAATGACGGATATGCTCTATCACAGCGTGGGTCTTCTGAGACTTAATAACTAATTGGTCTATAAAAGAATATGCACCAAGGCGAGGGTCTATATTAATTTTATCACCATCTAATGCTTCTTTATTAGCATTCTTAAATACTGAAAACTCACCAGTAAATCTTAAACTCTGACCTAAAAGACCTCTGCTCTGTTCTCCAATAATAAATTGTATTACTGGATTACCCGAAGCAAAGGATATCTTACCATCACTCAAAACATTAGAAGGAGTTATATGTAGATTAGTTGTCGGAACGCCACTCATTTTATACTATTATAAATATAAAATAAATTAACTAAAAATAAAATTAGTAGAAAAGGGGTGTAATCACTTGGACACCCTGGACACTTATATCTGAACAACAACAGCATCTCCCTGAACCATTAATCGGCGAATGTGAGAAACATAATTATTCCAAAGTTTATTTTTCTTAGGGGCAGTTGTTCCCTGATAATTGACTTGCAAATTAAAATCACGACCAGCAGTATTATAGACACCTTGCTGTAATGCGAGAGCACGACCTATGCAGAAGTTCTGCTGGAACTTGGAGAATGAAAGTGGATTAATACCTCCCATTGCTAATGCTTTCTCTAATTCTACAAGTGGTTGCTGTTGGACGCCGTGCCTTCTTGATATCTTAGATAAATCTACTAATCGGGAAGGATTTAACTGACCATTATAGAAGAACTGATAATCAGTCGCTTCATCAGCAATTCCAACAAGACCAGTGCGATTGCTGACTAATCGCCTATCATAGTAATCATATGTATCTACATAAGTATAGTTATCAGGCATATCAACAGCAGGATAAGTATTCGCATATGAATATAAATCTTTTTCTGTTGTATCTTCACCAGCAATCAACTGACGAGTAGAATATACTTGACTATCAGTTGGAAGACATAGAATAGATTTCGCTTTTGTCTGATTGAGAGGAAGTCGCATATTCATAACTCTATCACCTTTTAGTTGAGAGAACTTATAGTTAGTATAGGATAGGAAATCATAATTCATAGCACCTCCGCCACCCATCATACCCATAAGTTTCTGAGTATATCCCTGAGGCATAGTGAGTGTCTGTAATATTAATTCAGTATTCTTGACTTTATAATTACAAGTCATAATCGTAGAAGCAGGTGTCATATCAATAGCACATTCTAAAATAGAATTATCTTTTACGAAATATTCAGAACCAACATCTTCATCAGACTGGTTCTTAACTGCCTCAGTGAGCGTTATTTCTAACAATCCGAACTCACCTCCAAGTGTTGAGTTATTACCTCCCTTGACAAATCTTAAACCTTTAACAATCATATCTTTATCAGTTTTCATTCTGCGTTTCGCATTGGATTTCTGAGCAGACCATAGGACATCCTTATACAGAGCAATACGCTGACCAATTACCAAGGGGCAATTTTCTAAATCAATCATATTATTAGTTCTCTGAACATAGAATATATCAGTTGCTAAACCGCCTGACTTAGTCCATTTCTTAACATCAATTTCATTATCTTTACCTGAGGTAGAATGGAATTGGAGACCCATTGTAGTCTTACGATTAGGATGGAGTTGGTCGGGAAGTCTGAGAACTCGTGAGGCATCTTCTAATATAATTTCTATACGGAGACCCTCGGTAAGAAGAGCAGGGAATACCTTAGAACTCTGAAATAATCCAGTGTGAAGGGGCAATAGACATTTTACTTTATTATACTGAGAACCTTGGGTTGTGTTTCCAACTTTTCCAAAGTCATCGTCATTCTCCACGCCCTTCTGTCGTGAGACTGGAAGGGTTCCATCAAGATTATTTTTATAAGGAGTTGTGTAAGGATTGAGGCGAGTATTATTAATACCCAATTTAGACTGACCATAAGTGCCTCGCTGTGTCGGAGTGTATTGGACAACACCCTCTGTGAGAGCACGCTTTTCTTTAATTGCGTCATTAGTTTCATAATCATATCTTAGAGCAGTTAGAGTATTATATCCTTGGATTTCCTCTAATAGAACTGCCCCTGAACCCCCAGAATGGATACGAATATCCCGAATTAAACATTGTGCACCAGTCTCACCATCCAAAGTGAGGCGAACAGGTCTATCTACCCCTGCGACCTTAGGATTTTCTAATTCTACCTCAAATGCTAAATAACTTTCTTTCGGTTGGAAATACTTAATAGTAGGAGGAATATGAATATTTATTTTCTGCCCCGCCTGGTAATCTAATCCGTGCTCTGCTGGGATGCTTACCTTCGTCTGCTGAACTGGGATTTTCTCATTCGCTGACCAAAAACTCATTTTATACTATTAACTATAAAAAAAATAAAAATAAAAAAAACATAAAAAAATAGTAAATATGCCCTGGTCGCCCTGGTCGCGAAGCACCACATCTTAATATGCTGAAATCTGTGTCTTCGCAATTTGCCCCGCCGAACCAAGAGAAGCAACTTGGGTCATTGCTTGTTGATTTTTTCCTTGCTGAGTTGATAATGTTGCCCCTGCTGATGCTTTTGCTTTCTTCTGTGCTTCTGTATCTCCATCTGCTTCTGACCCTATATCTAATAGTGATGAAGCAATCCCAGCAACGGCACCGATAGGGGCAAGTGCGGGCATAGCGATACTTAATGCATCTATACCTCCTGATATAATATCGGCAGTATTTGCGACTTTCTGAGCACCTGTCATATCTTTTCTCTCACCAGATAAATCTTCATAAATAGATTTACCTGCTCCGATAAAACCTGCCCCTTTTCCTACGACATCCGCAACTGCCCCTAACTGACCTTCGGGCATATCTGATACGAACTTTCCTAATTTCCTAACAACTCCTCCTGCCATTCCACTTTCTGCATCTGCCCCTGCTTCTGCTGTGAATAATCCTCCACTTGCTTTTGCAACTGCCCTCTGAGCATCTGTTGCGTCTTTACCTCCGCCAGCAATCTTACCAGCATCTGCCCCTTCTGATGAACTCTCCATCGTTGTCTCTAATCCTGATGTATAATTAGAACGACTACCAGTTATTGCCCCTGTATTAGTTCCAAGACCTGTGCTCTCTCCTCCGAATATTCTATTCATTCTTGTCTGTGGTCTTTCTATTGTTGTTGGTGCTGGGTCATTAATATTTCTAACTCTTGACCCCATCTGAGATGCCTGGTCTTCTGTTCCGACGAACTTTTCTCTTGATAATCCTAATTCTCCTGCCGACTGCGGGGCACTATCAGCATCATCATATCCAACTGCTCTTCTTAGAGTTGCTTTCGCCTGACCAAATCTACCTTTCGCTATCTGCCCCTGAGATGCTAAGAAAGCATCTGCCCCTTTACCTGATTGAGAAAAGACACCTTTTCTACCAAAACCAGCGACTTCACTATCAAAATTAACAGCATCTGAATATACTTTCGCTCCTGTGAGTGCTGTATTAACTGCCCCTCCAACTGCTGAACCTTTATCATAAACATCAAAACCCGACTTAAAAGCATCTGCTTTCATTTTCGCATTACTAATTGTATTATTATAGTCTGATGTCGCTTTTCTATTTAGTTCTTCTTTTACTCTCATTTGGTCTGCGTTAAAACTTGCCCCTGACCTCATTAAATCCGAACCTTGTGCGATGCCTGCTCCGATATCCATTTATATAAGTA